GCTAGAACTGATGGTACTCAAAGAGCTTTCACTGAAGATCAGTTGAAATCTGTATTGAGATCATGCTTCGATGCTGGTGGAAACCCTAACATGATTATGGTTGGTGCTTTCAACAAACAGAAGCTATCTGGCTTTACTGGTGGTTCAACTAGATTTGACCAAGCAGAAGACAGAAGATTAGTTACTTCTATTGACGTATATGAGTCAGACTTTGGAACATTACAAGTTGCTCCAAACAGATTCATCAGAGGTGCTAACTCTACTGCTGCTAAAAAAGGTCAAGATGCGTTAGTATTAGAGATGGACTACTTCGCAGTAGCTTTCTTAAGAGACTTTGCTTTACAAACTCCAGCTCAGACTGCTGACGCAGATCAGAGATTTATGGTTGCTGAGTACACTCTTGAGTCAAGAAACGAAGCTGCAAGTGGTGCTGTTTACGATCTAACTACATCATAATAAATAGTTTTGGTGGGGGAGTAATCCCCCATCATTTTAATTAACAATTTTGTTTGGTCTTTGAAGATTTAAAGTCGGAACGAAGCAAATAAAAAGGATAAAAAAATGAGAACACTTAACGATTATTTTTTAACTGCTAAGATTACAAATATCTCTACTGCAGGTTCTACATTCGTAGCTGTACCTGATGGTGGAAAAATTATTAAAATCTTAACATCAATCAAAAATGCTATTACTACTGCTGATGCAGCTTTATCATTTGAAATTGGTAACACTGCTGTAACTGGTGGTGGTATAACAATTACACAATCAGGATCTGCTGCAGGTGATGTAGATACTGCTAATCCTACTGCTGCTAATACAGTTGTTGAAGGAGATGCAATTGAAATGATTTCAGATGGTGGTTCATCAACTGCTTGTGAATGTGTAGTAACATTTGTTATAAGAAGATAATAAACTAGGGGGGATCTTGTCTAGCCGATACTTCCCCCCATCAAAATTAGGAGATAAATATGAGTTTTAATTATGGATTAAGACCTACAACAGTACAGATGGTAACTTTATCAGGAAGCACATCTACACAATCATCAGCTTTTGGTTCACAATCAGAATATGTAAGAATTTGCTCAAACGCAGATGTTCATATTTTATTTGGTGCAAACCCAACAGCTACAGCTAATAGTATCTTTATACCTGCTGACGAACCTGAGATTTTTAAAATTTCTCCAGGTGAGAAAGTTGCAATCATTGGTGCTAGTGGTAATGATATTTCTGTTGTTGAAATGAGTGCTTAGTGGCTAAACAAAAGTTCGTTCATTTTGTTCCAAGACCAAAGCCTAGAAAAAGACCTGGTAAACATAAAAAGTCTCAGAACAAAAATGAGAAAAGACAAAAGAAGCAAAAACGATACAAAGGTCAAGGTAGATGAAAAAAGACGTAACAGTTGATGGCTTACAGAAAACTACATATCTAAAAGATGATATGGATGGTAAAATTGCCATTAAAGAACAAGTTGATATTACCTCACATCTAAAGCACAATAAAATATTAACTAACTTGAATGATGGATATTCAAAGTCAAGAGATTTAAAAAGAGTTGCTAGTATTCCAACTTTAGCTTTGCAAGTCTGGGCGAATGAGTATAATGGTAGTCGTAATTGGTTTGGACTACCTAAAGACGTTCAAAAAAAAATATTGAAAAAGAAACTAAACTCAAATGAGTTTCAATATTTTAAAACAGCAGAAGGCAATTTATAATGGCATTAAATACATATTCAGCATTAAAGACATCAATAGCAAACTGGCTAAATAGATCAGATTTAACATCAGAAATTTCAGAAGATTTTATAGTTTTAACTGAGAAAGATTTTAACTCAAAACTTAGAATTAGAAAAATGATTTCTTCTAATAGTTCTTTTTCAATTGATGCTGAAGAAGTAGATATACCAACTGGTTTTTTACAAGTCAGAGATTTTTTTATTGTTCAAGGTGGAACTAAATATGCACTACAATATATTACTCCATCACAAATGGATCAAATTAAAGGTAGCTCAACTTCAGGTCAACCTAGCACTTACACTATATTAGGAGATAAATTTAGATTTGCTCCAACACCTGCTAGTTCATATACTGCTACACTAAATTTTTACAAAGAGTTTGATCCTTTGTCAGACTCAAATACTACAAATTATATTTTAGCAAATCACCCTGCTATTTATTTATATGGTTCGTTATATCATGCTGCTAACTTTTTAGGTGGTGTTGAACCTGCAAGACTTCAACAATGGCAAGGTATGTACACAACTGCTCTTGAAAGACTTGAAAGAAACGACAGAGAAGACCAATATGGTAATGCACCATTACAACAAAGAGGTGATGTAACTGTTGCTAGTTCTTTCAATGAAAGATCATTTGCAGTAACTAATAACAACCAATAGGAGAATAATGCAAATACCTTTTGGAGAATGGCTACCAGATCAACCTGAGTATCTAAATCCAGGTGCGAACACTGCTAACAATGTTTACTTTGCAGCTCAGTCTTACAAAAGATTTCCTTCTTTAGTTGCTTACTCATCAAACAATATGGGTGCAAACAGTAGAGGTGCAGGTTCTTTTAGAGATAATTCAAATACAGTATTTAACTTTGTTGCAAACAATACAGACATCTATCAACTAGATGGAGGTAGCTTTACATCAAGAAAATCTAGCTTGACAGGAACAAACACAGATTATTTTACATTTACACAATTTGGAAATTATGTAATTGCAAGTAATGGTGTTGATGCTCCACAATATTATTTAATGGGTACTTCAACAAACTTTGCAAATTTATCTTCAATTGCAACAAGTGGTACAGTACCAGTGTTTAGAGTTTCAGGTGTGGTTAGAGACTTCTTGGTTACAGGTAATCATTCAACAGCTTCAAATAAAATTCAATGGTCAGGTATTAATGATATTACTACTTGGGCAGCAGGAACTAAACAATCTGATAGCCAAGAGTTACCAGGTTCAGGTGGTGAAATAGTACACATCACATCTGGTGAGATTGCATATGTATTTAGGCAAAACCAAATTATTCGTATGGACTATGTGGGTGGAGCAACAGTATTTAGACTTTCAGTAATCTCTCCAAATAGAGGTGCAGTATATGGAAGAACAGTTTGTCAAGATAATCGTAGAGTTTTCTTTTATGCTGATGATGGTTTCTTTGAAGTCAATGGCGACCAAGTAATTTCTATTGGTGCAGAAAAAGTAAATAGATTTTTTGACTTAGATTTAAATAAAGCATTTAGTGATAGAATTTGTGCTGCTGTAGATCCATTTAATCAGTTAGCTTTATGGTTATATCCATCTGCTAGTAATACATCTAATACTACTGGTATCTGTGATAAAATAATTATTTATAATTATGCTACACAAAAGTGGTCAACTGCTGATGCTAATGCTAGTACAATCTTTTCTCAGTTTGTGGGTGCATATACTGTAGAATTGATGGACATTATTTCTGAAAACTTAGATAACATTAATATTGCTTTAGACACTGATTTTTGGTCTGGTGGACAACTATATTTAGGTGCTATAGATAATGATTTTAAAGCTGCTATTTTTTCTGGTACAGAGAATGAAGGAACTATAGAAACTAGAGAATTAGAGTTGTTTCCAGGTCATAGAAGTAGTATAACTAACATCAGACCGATTGTTGATGCTACATCTACTGTAACTGTCAAAAGCAGAGAACGATTAGCTGATAATCCAACAGAATCTTCAACGTCTAGCATGGTCACTAGTGGAGATAATCCAGTTAGACAATCTGGTCGTTATTTTAGATTTAAAATAACAACACCATCTGGTTCAGTTTGGACTCATGCACAAGGGGTAGATATAAATGCCTCAAGAATTGGATTGAGATGACAGATAAAACTGATATAGATAATGTTAGATACAGTTTTGAAACACAGGAATTTTTCCAAAGACAAATTGAAGAAGCTATTAATGAGCTTATCAATGAAAAAAACAAAGAAAACAACAAAGCCTTTGCTTGGTTTATAGGAGATTAGATGCCAACAAATATTAAAGATTATTCAACTACACAAGCTAGTAACACATCACTTAATGGTATTTCAACAGCAGAAGGAATGTTACCTTCTAATCTAAACAATGCTCTTAGAGCATTAATGAAAAATACTAGAGATTGGTATAACGAAGCAGAATGGATTGAGTATGGTGATGGTACAGGTGCTTACACTTCGTCTTACGCATCAGCTACATCATTTACAATTGCAGGTGCAGACGTAACAGGTGTCTATCATGCAAACAGAAGAATTAAAGTTATAGCTCCAACTCCAGGAACTATTTATGGAACAATTAGTTCATCATCTTTTTCTACAAATACAACAGTCAATGTAACTTGGGATAGTGGTAACTTATCGAATGAAGCAATCACAAATATTTTTATTGGTGCAATATCAAAAACTAATACATCAATTCCAAGTGGAGTTATTGGAACAAGTCAATTAGCTGATGGATCAGTAACAACTGTAAAACTTGGTGCGGATGCTGTAAATGGATCTAAGATTGCAGATGACAGTATTAATAGCGAACACTATGTAGATGGTTCAATAGACACAGCTCACATTGCTGACTCACAAATTACAAACGCTAAACTTGCAACAAACGCAGTTCAAACTTCAAACATTACAGATTTAAATGTTACCACTGCCAAGATTGCAGCAGATGCAATTGATGGAACTAAAATTGCTGACGATAGTATTAACTCAGAACATTATGTTGATGGAAGTATAGACACTGCACATATAGCAGATTCACAAATCACACTTGCTAAACTTGCAGCTAGTTCAGTAAACTCATCTAAAATTGTAGATGACTCAATTGTAAACGCAGATATTAATTCTAGTGCTGCTATTGATGCAACTAAAATACATGATGGTACAATCTCTAATACAGAGTTTGGTTATCTAAATGGTGTTACATCTGCAATACAAACTCAAATAGATTCTAAATTAACAGCATCAAATAACTTATCTGATTTAGGAGCTGCATCAACAGCTAGAACTAATTTAGGTTTAGGAACGATTGCAACTCAAAACGCAAACAATGTTGCATTAACAGGTGGTAGTATAACAGGTCTTGGAGATCCTTCTGCTACATCAGATGCAGCAACAAAAAATTACGTTGACCAAGCAGTTGCAGGACTAAGAACAAGAACTATTGCTGAAGCTGCAACAACAGGGAATATTTCATTAACTACAGATTTACAAAATGGTGATACTATTGATGGTGTTACATTGGTTACTGGAGACAGAGTATTAGTTAAAGATCAAACAACTGCAACACAGAATGGATTATATATTGTAGTTGCTTCAGGTGCAGCTAGTAGAGATCCAGAGCATGACACAATTGCTGAACTATCTGGTGGTATGGTAGTTGTTAATCAAGGTACATCAAATGACAATAAAATATTTTTATGTACTACTGACAGTGATGGTGTTATAGGAAGTACGAATATTACCTATACTCAGGTTACACCAAGTAATGTTGGTACAGTAACTTCAGTAGCTTTAGCAGATTCAGGACT